TTAGCCAGGCTTTGCAGGCCAAGTGATTGCCTTAAAACCTTGCTCATCACTAACGCAGGTAAAGCTCAACGCCTTCACTTTGCGAATGTACTCCATCCACCGTGACAGGCTGGCCTTGTCTGCTTCAGGAAGTGCTCCAAGCATCAACTCAACACGCCAGTCCGACGTTACGCTATGAGCTTGTGATAGCAGCATCTGACGCCGTGCTTCAGCTTGCGCACACCAGTCGATTGTCGGTTCGATCAACTTAGGTTGTCCCATTTCATCCGCAGTAATGATTCTCCCGTCTGCCTGCCCTTCAATTAATGAGCGATAGAGATCGTCACTGATTGGTGTTACATCATCAGGCCATGTACCGGAAGCGCGATAATCATTCTCCAGCGCTGCCGCAAAAAAGGCGTTTAATTTTGGGCTGTAATAATAAGAAGGCATGTCCGTTAATAACCTATAGCCAGAAAGTAAGAGCTAACTTCGCCAGAGCCCGCAATGTATTTAAACCGGGTACGGTCGACCGGCTGGCAAAATACGTTTTGATCGGTGAAATGCCCGCCCCATATCACCGTCAAATTTGTACAAAGGGCCGCATTAGGAAATGCAATCGGGTAAGCGATACTTGTCGAATCGGCAGAGCGTTTAGCCACGCCCCACTGAATAATCAACCCGGTCGAGGTGTCTTTATACCAGCCGCTTGAGGCGCGATTCGCGGTGTTCTTCGCCTGATAACGGGCGTCAAAATTCGCATAGTTACCGGGGATAAGCTGCCCCGGACACGTATAGTTGCCGCTTGTATCCCATTCGTGTCGATAGGTATGGCCGCTTCCGTCGATCATATGTAGGCACCAGGAAAGCTTGCCATTATCACATAGTGATCCGTAAGAAAAAGACCATGCGGCCTTGTTGGTTATCGTCGCTTTCTGTTTCAGAAGCGGATGAAACTCGCTAACACCAGTGGTGTTAAACGTCTCATAGAAAGCAGCTCCTGTTGCAAATTGGGCAGAGAATGCATATGAGCCTACATAACCTGACTGAACGCCTTTATCTGCCTGAATCGTACTGGCGACATATAACGGTGTGCCAATGGAAACATTTCCTTTTGCAAGATCCACGCGAAACGGGCGAAGGCCGTTATAACTTCCGTAAGGGTCACCATTATCAGTGAGCATCAGGTACAGATTTGCGCTGTCATTACGCCAGAACGCGCCATAACCGCCATAAGCGATGCGAAAGCCATTAGGGGTGCTTGATTGCACCTCCCCGGTCGTGCGCAACGGCCCGGTAATATCGGTGCTTCCCGTTATTGGAATGGCTCCCACGTCGCTCGCCTTTAAGCTGTCTTTTAACGCCAGCTCGCCGAGACCGAGGTTTTTCCGCGCCTGCTCGACGTCGTCGACGTCTGAAAGATTGTTCTTAATCAGGAGCGCCAGCTCATGCTTTGCCTGAATCATTTTGTCGATGGCGGCGGAGAGCTGCGCGCGGTCGCTTTTTTTAAGCTGAATCCCAGCTCCCTCAATCACAGCGCAGATCTCTTCCTGCACCGAATCGAAAAAGGCCTCGTCGAGCTGCGTCGCCGGAACGCCGAGCGTCGGGTCACCCGCCGTAAAGCCGTTTTTGCCTGCGCCGAATTTGCCCTGCTGTGCAGTGGGGGTGTCTATACGATGCAAAGTAATTACCTCATAAAAAACCCCGCCGAAGCGGGGTTAACTGGAAAAGAAGCGCTTTATTCCATGTACGCGAACACGACTTCGGTATGAGAGGGGGCGACCTTGTTAATCACGCATTCAATGACCGTATCGCCCCAGGTGCGGAGGCTGTCCACGCAACTTGATGCGCATGTCATGACGTCAATCGTCGCGAGCGTGGGAATATTCACCTGCCACAAATAGCGGTAGTCGTCGTCCGTGGCGATATCCGGGCGAGGATTCTCCGCCTCGTTTTGATACTGTGTGATTGAAACAGACCGATAGCCGAGCGCATCGAGCTGTCGCCGGTAAAACGCCTCGTTAATGCCGCCGTAACCGTTGACCTTTGCCGCCAGTCGCCGCTGTCGCTGCGAGAGGGTTTGCGTCTCTTCAATGGTGCATTCATCAGGCAGCCCGCATAACGCCTCGTAACGGTCGAGGAGCTGCACCGCTGCCCCCGGATCAATCTCGCGCATTAATGCCGACGACTGCGCATGTACCCGCGCCAGAGACGGCGCGAGCCCTTCGAGGAGGGGATTATTCCCCTCCCAGGCGGGGCCAGGCGGTAAAAGCCGTTTTAACAGGCGGGTATATTCGTCCTCTACAGCCACGTAACCTCCTCAATATCGAGATAGGAGTTATCCGTCGCGGTCTTGCCTTTGTACTCGACAGTAACCCGGACATGAACTGTCCCCGGAGCAATGCCGGTTGCTTTCACGCCGCTGTTATCTGCACTCGGGGTAATGACGCAAAGGGTCGACGGGTCAGGCTCGCCCTCGCCTGCCGGGACAAAGTCCCAGGTGATGTTAACCCCATCCAGCGACGGCAGATTCTCAGGCGTGAAGGTGGCGGTCGCGAATGCGTCCGGGCTGTCCGGCAGCGTGACGGGGTTCGGCGAGAACGAACTCAGGGCGACATCTATTTCAACGTCAGATTCGTTGTAGTTCGACCAGGTTATTTCCCCGATAACCGGCAATTCATAGGTGCCGAGCTCTACGTCTTTCGCTGGCGAAATCAGGCGGTGCGCGAACTGATCAGTCGCCAGGCTGATCGCCTCACTGATACGCGAAAGATAAATCTTCCCCGACGGCTCGCCGTCCCTGAACAGCGCCGATTTAATCTCTTTCGTTACCGCTGCCCTGATTGCCGGAGTATCTTTCGCAAGTGCGATTTCGAAGTCGATTTTTCTCAGCGTCGGCGGGAAAACAAACAAGCCTGAACCGGCCACCGGCGCAAGCGGAAGAATGTACTGTTTAACCGCGTCGATTAACGTCTCATCCGGCACCGGATTATCTAAGTCGCTGTTAGCAGGCATCACGCCAACCGTCCCGCGTCCGGCATGATGGCGGAACACCCAGGCGCGGGTGATCCCCGCGACGTCAGTCGCCCATATCCGGTAATCGGCATCCGCGCCGCCCTGTGGCGTGTAGTACCAGCGCGCCATGATTCGCGAACGCCAGTCCTCCAGCGTTTCTAAATCCGTTCCACCTTCAACCGACTCCGCATAGCATGTTGAAGAAAGTCCCGCGACTGGCGTCATCAGGCGAAGCGGCGTTTTGTCATCAAGGTTCCCGCCTGTGCCAGCGTCAACCGCTTCAATCAGTGCGCGAAGAACTCCCTCATCGTTAACGGTCGCGTCTGCGGTCGTTACATACTGCTTTTGCTCGTCAGTCTGCATTTCTGTCCCGGCGGGCAACGTGATCCCCGACGACACGCTCTCCCATCGCGCATAGCCGCCCGCCGTGGTTGGTTGCTTGCGCGGGACTTGTTTCAGGTTCCCGTGTCGCGAAAGCCACTCCTCATCCGCAAGGTCAGGAAGCATGTTTCGCGCCAGATAGTCGAGATAACCATAAAGTGTGTGAACGGCAGCGGCCATCACCCGTGAATAGACTTCCGCATCAAGGCGACGGAGAACGACGTCCGTCTCAAATCGCGTGAGTAAATCACTTCTGATTGTGGCGATCAGATTGGGCAAATCTGGACGCGAGAAACCGGAGTCAGCCATTTAACACCTCTTGCCATATATCATCGAAAATAATTGCGTGTTTGCTGCCGTCCTGCTGCCAGACAGTGACCTCCAGTTGAAGCGAGTTAATCCCGGTTCGGGTGGCGGCCACGTCGACGCGCGCGGCGACGCCGTCCTCCTCCATCCAGGCGAGCGCCTGGCGTGCGTAATCCTTCGCGCGCGTCGCGGTTGCGTTGGTCAGTTTGCTTCGTTGCAGCAGGTACAGGCGGGAGCCGATCCGGTCGTTCCCGACACTCGGGAAAGTGTCGCCCCACCATCCGAAAGGCATTTCGGTATCGTCGTCCGCCTCCGCGCGTCGCCAGGAAAAAAGCGAGATGATCACGGAGCGGGTAAGGTCGTCGAAATAGTCGGTCGACTCTTTCAGTAAGCCATTTACAAAGATGATCATGCGTTACCCCATTGAAGCAGAAGGGCCGGTCGTTTCTGCGGTTTCACCCTGGGCGGTGTGCTTGTGTCCGTTATATGTGGTGCGGATTGCCGACATGGTGCCGACGCCGTCGGATACCTCGCCCGCCGCTGAAAAGTCCCCGCTTGTTGTGATGGTAGGCGTCGTGAATGAGACGCCGGAGGATGCATTAACGACGAGCTGCGGGGCGTTGAGCGAAATTTTCGACTCAGCATTAACCACAAGCTCGGATGTCGTTATCTCGGTGACGCGCCCGCGTTTGAGAACAATCGAATCTCCCTCGTCCGTGTAGACGGCCACCTCGCCAGACTTGAGCCCTTTCAGCCGGTAACGCCGGTCAGAAACAGAGATAACAACGCCGTGAGAACGGTCACCCGACGGGAACAGGACAACCGCCTCCGCGCCTGCGTGTGCGGTTGACGTAAAGCCGTAAGGCTCGATGTATTCGACGTTCTCTTTCGTATCCCCGGCAATCAGTTTTAACCCTGCGGCCTGGCATTTTCTGGAGGAGTCCAGCGCCGCCAGAACGGCACGCGCTGCGAGATTAGAAATCGCCTGCTTAATACCCATCAGAACACGATCTCCTTTTTCGCCTTTTTGGTTTTTGCTGCGGCGGGCTCCGGGAGATACGTATCAGCGGGCGCGACGCGAAGCTCCGTCGTCGTTCCCTGATCGCCTTTAATGAATGTCACCTCACCGATAATCAACTCCTCGTTATCGAAGCCGCAAAACGGGTCGTAGACGATAACTTTCATATTTGGTGCCCATAACGCGCCGTTACCCTGGCGCCAGCCCTGAACGGTGTAAGTCGTTTCGCGCGTTTTCGCGGCGCGCTGCGCCTGCTCAAACTCACACCGAGCTTTACAGGTCGCCGATGTCGCCGCGCCGCTTTGCTGGATTGTGCAGGGACGGTAACGGGTGATCGCGCTGTCACCGCTTTTTTGTTTAATAGCGGCGATGGTTGCCTCGCCGAAATCGTCGTCCGTTCCCGGTCGCTGCCCGGTAACGAGATACTCAGAGAAACGGTCTTTGATGCTTCGCTCGGTATCACACGACAGGATATTTTCACCGAGAACGAGCGCCGTCGCGGCTTTCGCCGAACCGACGACACCGAGGACGAGTTCGCCTTTTTCGTTGTCATAAACCAGCGCCTGAACCTGACCAAGAAGCCGGTAAAGGCAGTCAATGACCGTTTCGCCGTGCTGCGGCTGCGCATCAATAAGCGCGGTCGTCGGCGCGCCTGCGTCGATGACATTTACTTTAAACGGCGCGGCCAGCGAGGCGGCAATCTCCGCAAGCGTCGCCCCGGAGTGCTGCGCGGGCGTGGCGGTGCAATCAATCAGATCGCCGGTTTTGCTGCGCCCGACAATCGCCATACTTAACGACCGCGCGTCGTAGCGGACGGGGGTCGCCTCGATCCAGCCTGTGAGAACAAGGTCGTCACCGATTCTGACCTCGACCGCGTCGCCGTTCTTTATCTGCGGCGTGGACTCTGTCGCGCCGGGCCATTGTCGGGTGATTTCGACGTTAAAATCTCGCGCGGCGCGGTCTACACCTGCGGAAATGCGAACGGACGTCCACCCGCCCCACTCGCGACCGTTCACGCGTAAAAAAACGGTGTTATTCATCGGACGGGAACCCTCAGCGGCACCACCGGCACAAAGCCGGGGTGCGCTATGTTATTGCGATAGAGGATGTCAGTTTCCCGACTGGCGTCGTCGAACCACTGCGCCGCCAGCACAACCGCCGGGAGCGATTCGGACGGTATCCGGGAGACCGTTTTCTCAACCTGCGCCAGACGCGACGAGATATCGTTGTTGAGATCGGCCCGGAGCCTCGTCAGCGCCATAAAAACGGCATCATCCGTTGTGCGGGCCTGCTCGCTGTCTATCGCCGCATTCAGCGCGGTGCGGATATCCGTTAAGTCGTCCCAGGTTGCCGGAGTGGCGCGCGCCGTGGTGGCGGACTGTGAATCCAGCGCGGGATGACTGATATTGACGATATCCGATACAGAGTTCGCGTCGCCCTGCAATGCGCTGTTACCCGGCGGCGACGGGATTTGCGCGACCGCGCGCGCTGCTTCAGATATCGAGACGACGCGCATCGTCGAGGCGACAAGGTTCGTTTGAGCCTTGCGTGAGGCGGTTGTCCCGCTGTCAGAACTCCAGACGCCGCGAGGTGCTAACCCGGAATCAACCGTTACGCCACTGATGGTCTTAACCATCGTGACCAGATCCGAGGCATCGCCGGTAAGACGTGTCCCGGCCCGCCAGGCTTTTTGCAGGTTGCGAACAAAATCATTAGCGGAACTCGGCGGCATCAGGATTACTGACAAATCGCCCTGTACAAGTCGCATGGAGGCGGAGATACCGGAATCCACCATTGTGAACGCGTCGGCGATAACGTCGAACATCTCCGCCGCGTCAGCCAGAACGCCGCTCTGAACAAAATCGCTTAACCCGTCGAGGGAGAACGCCGAGAAAGCGCCGGAGATAGCATCGGCCAGAGAACCCGCCGAGCTGTCGAGACTCGCGTCGGTTGCCGTGCCGGATGTCGGGAATGTCAGCTCGCCGGACTCAACGAACTGAAACGACACGCGACACATTCGCCCTTCCTGATTGCTGTGCGTCACGCGTACCTGCCCGTCGACATTCCCTTTCATTTCGCCGTAATACGGATGAACCAGCGTCGCCGCGCCCTCTGTCTCGATGGCGGCAATAAGCCGGTCGCGCTTCTCGGGGTAATCGTCGCCGATGAGGTAAGCATTGATGGTTATCCGTCGCGCGGCCCGCCCCAAATCCTCGGTAAATGGCTTGTCGCGGTTGGGGTATTCGTGAACCTGAACGCGGCGGCCAAAAACGCCCTCATCGCTTTCAACCTCAAAGGGAACGCCGCGAAAGGAGGCGCTTTGCAGACGCGCGCGCCAGCCGGTTTCAAATGCCATGATCGGCCCTCATAAAAAAACCCGCCGGAGCGGGTTTAACGTGGGTTTCTGAAAGGGGAATATGCGACATCGGTTTTCACCGACATGAACGGATCGCCGGATTTCGGGTCGATAACCCGCATCCCTGGCGGTGCATTTTCAAACGTGACGGTTAACTCGCTTTGTGAGCGGCCTCCGACCGGACGATCTAACGGTACGGACTGCGAATATCCTTGCCCGGAGAAATAACCATCAGCTCGCGGCATTTGCCACCCTGTTTTGTCGTAAACAAAATCGTGGAACTGTTTACCCCATTTATCCATTTTGTCATTCAGACCAAAGCCGCTATTTAACGAATCAGCCGCAAAATTTTTAATCAGCCAGGGGTGTTCTTTTTCGAGCTTTTGAGCGTATTGTCCAAGCTCTAACAGGCCCGCTATCAGGCTAATAGTACCAATGCCCTTCATAGCGGTTGCTGTTCGCCCGACAGCCGCCGTCAACCCGTCCTGCATCCCGATAGCCGTCCTGATATTCGCGATAAATCTCACGCCGATATAAAGCGCGGCAAGCGCGGCCATAGACTTGATAGCTGTCTCCCATCCCCCCATTTTTTGAACAACGTTGTCGATTTCCTGCCATACCTTTTTAATGACCGGCCCGACCTCGTCCCAGTGTTCGATAATCTCGTATGCGCCAAAAACAAGAAGCCCTATCGCCGCTTTTGCGGGGCTCATGTTCATGGCGAAATTCATTATCTTAATTGCCCGACTCACTGCACCGGTTGCGGCGGCAACGCCCAGCAAAGCCGCCCCTAATTTAGCGACAGATTTCACTGTTTCAGGATTTTGGCGAATAAACTCAAGTCCCTGCTTCATAAACGGCTTAAGCGCATCAACAGCCTTAACTATCATCGGCAAAAACTCATTCCCGACAGTAATCGCCATCGCCGTAAACTGGTTTTTCAGGATCTGGAGTTGTTTCTCTGTGGTGTGAACGCGCGAGTCGTATTCCCGCTGTGTGGCTCCGGCATACTTTGACGCATCAGAGACAGCATTAAAGTTTTTCCGCAAAAGATCGAGGTTAGTCAGAAGCGGCGCTATCGCCTTGATTGACTCCCTGCCGAAAAGCCATTCCAGCCCTTTGGCCTGCTTATCCTTAGAGACATGGCTCAGTCCTTCAAGAACACGGAGCATCATCCCCCTGCTGTCTTTCTGCATCCCTTTGGCCACTTCCTCAGAAGTCAGGCCGATAGCTTTAAGCACGGCTTTCGCATTACCGGTGTTCGCATTGGTCAGTGCGAGCATGAAATTCTGAACCCCGGTTCCCGCGACGTCAGCATCCACCCCAACGCCGGTAATCGTTGCAGCAATCGCCGCAAGGTCACGCGTTGAAACGCCCGCCGTCGTCGCCAGGTTGCCGACAGACGTCACCACCGCGCCGATTTTTTTCTCGGTCGTCGGGCCGGTCATGGCGAGGTAGTTCATCTGATCCGAGAGTGTCATGACCTCGTCTTGCGTCAGCTTAAACGACGTCCTCCACACCGCTAACTGATGTCCGGCATCCGCTGCCGTCATACCAAACCCGACGGCGGCTTTAGTGGCGTCCTCGGCGAAGCGCGTCAGCTCGTTAAACGGGATGCCTGCGTTCCCCGCCTCAGCGACGATCTCGGCGATACCCTCGGCGGCCATCGGGAGCCGCGTCGACATATCGACGATATCGTTTGTCATTTTCTGGAATGCTTTCGGGTCGTGAAGCTCCTCTATTGCCTTGCGGGCGTCGGCCATGTTGTTTTCGAGGCCCATCGCCTCTTTTGAGGCTCCCGCTATTGCTCCGAGAATGGCGCTCCCTGCCACGCCTGCACCGACTGCTAGCCCCGAGAGCTCTTTCTGAAATCCCTTTAGCTGGCGTTGCATCCCCTTTAGCGGAGCGGAAAGGCGATCAACGGCGGTGATAATCGCCTTCAGCTCGAATGAATCAGCCATTGCCTTTTAACTCCTCATTAATGCGAACGGCTTCGGCCTCCATCTCGGCGAAATCCGTGATGGAGGCGCGTTTCAGCTCTAAAGGGTTTACTCGCCAGAAATGCGCGACGTTGTAGAGTCGCCGGCGGAGTCCGCTTCCGTTTCCGAGGACGTAAAAAACCCATGATATGCATGGAGATCATGAACACATCACGGAGCGCCAGTTTTTCAGCGGAACTGCGGGGAATCCCCGCCAGCGCGGGGATGTATTTCAGGGCGACGGCGCTGTCGATTTTCATCGCACCATCCGCGCCCACATTGAATGGGAAGCCGAGCGCCTCGACCTCATCGAAGCGCGGCGGGCGGAGTTCCAGCACATGAAGTTTCTCGCCATGCGCCATGACTGGCTGTGAAAGTGTAATTTCTTTAATCACTGGTAAAAGCCCTCCTGACCGTGAAACTCAATGTCGACCGTACCGTCCTCGGGGTTATAGTTCATTTCGCCATTCACCCAGGCGTTAGAAAGGACATACACGTCCCCGTTGGCAAGTTCGCTCGTTACCGTCATGTTTTCCGAGCTGATAAGCTTGTCGCGCGGGAACCCCTTCGGAACTTTCGCGGTGAGTTTGGTATAGGGTGCGCGGTGCGTTTCTTTGTAGTCGACAGAGCCATCAAGAGCGATCACGTCCTCTTTAAGACGCGTGTTCATAGGAAGCTCCACGCCGCCGGTTGCGGAGAGCTGGAGTCCGTCAACTTTGATGTAACAGGTGCCTGCAATCTTACCCATTTGCCATTTCCTCATTCGAATACTGGAGGCGGAACTGATTTTTAAGCGCGAACACGCGGAGCTGATTCACGTAATCAGGCGGGAACAGCACATCAACGCGGTTCGGGTCGTCAGCGTTACGCTCAACAATCAGGTATTTTTTGAACACGTCGAAATTCTCGACGATACCGGCAAGCTCCATTTCGCGATAAGCGGCGCAGATTTCGCCGCGTAACACGGACGGAGTGACAATCGCCTGACCAGGCCCGAAGCGAGTCCCGTCATTCGCGAGCTTGTGTCGCGGATATTTGGTCGTGATGACCGATTTCAGCTTGCGCAGAACATAAGCGGAGGTGTGAAGGGTTTCACTGTCGAGATAGCTGTTATCCGCCACGCCGAATTTGTTCTTCTGATAGGTCGTGATATCACGCTCGATAAGAAGCGTCCCGCTGTTAACTGTCGAGCTGGCGATCCCGTGAGTCAGCAGGGACTGGCGCTCGGTCATGGAGAAACGCTCACCGACCGGAGCCGGTAACGCGCCGGTGATCTCGCCGGTCTGCGTCGGTCGGGCCGGATCATTGCGAATAAACACCGCCTGACGGCCCAGGCGGGACGCCAGAAGCTCCTCCGGCGCGGTCTGCGTTTTTGGCTCGTAACCCGCAATGGTGAGGTGCGGGTCGTTAAGCGCTTCCCCGAACGCGGCGAGATCCGTCAGGGTGCCAATTTTGGCGGTGTACACATGCCAGTAGAGCTGACGTGACCAGCTCCAGCGGCCCGAGGAATCGTTCATCTCCTCGCCCATCTGCTTTAACGTCGCGGCGTCGTTATATGGCAGGCCGATAAAATCGAACGGCTCATCGCCCATCGCGGCGATCACGTTATCGAGACTGATTACGCCCGCGCCGTCCTGCATGGCGGACAGGGAAACGGTCAGACCGTCCGGGATTTCTTCGCCGCTAATCGCGCCGTAATAGTTCAGCATCAGCGGGATCTGATTGCCCGCCTCGCCGCTGTATTTTGCGGTCAGCGTGACTTTTGCCCCAATAACCTCAGCGGCAGCGCGGGCGGAGGTCGCTTTTTTGAGGCTTCGTTTGGCTGATCGCACTTCGCCTTGTTCAACAGTAACCGCACATACGCCAGAAAGCCCGGAACCGTCGGTCGTCGTCGCGGTAACGTTGGCGGCACCTTCAGCAATACCGGTAACGGTGCCGTTATCGTCAACTGTGGCGATCGCGGTGTCGTCAGATTCCCAAGACAGGGTTTTATTGGTGGCGTTGTCCGGGAGAATGGTCACGTCGACGCCTGCGCTTTCGCCGGTTTTGACGGTCAGCGTCGGGGCGACCGTCAGCTCGGTGATTTTTACGTCACTGGTAATAGCGGTCGCGGACGCCAGAACAGGCAGATCGGGGTCGGCATTAATGGCATCGGCCAGAGATTGTGCCGCGTCCAGCGCTGTATCGCCGGACGTTACCGCGCCCGCGATCCGTTTGGCACCGATATACAGCGAGACCGCGCCCGACACGTTAGCGCTGCCGGAGAACGTTACCTCACCAACCGCCGGAGCCCCTTCCGGGTCAGAAACGGCGATAACATACAGCTCGCCAAACGGATCTGTTTTGCGATAGGCGTCCACCATGCGCGCCAGCGGTGATCCCTGCCCGCATAACTTGCGTGCCTGATCGGCGGTCGGCATCAGAACCAGCTTATTACGCTCGATGGTTGCATCTTCCAGCGCCTGACCAATCAGGAGCGCGGGCGCGGAGGTCTGCGCGGTGTTGGCCTTGCTGTTATCCATTTCCGCATAAAACAGCGGAACGCGGATATTTGAAGGGATGGAATCAAAACTAACAGACACTTAATCGCCCTTTTTTTGAGAGGTTTCTTTTACATCGCCGTCCATGAGACGGCGGAGCCAGTAGGAGTTTTTTTCGACATTTCTCCCCTTTTCGGGCAAAAAGTCGCCCCGGCGCGGATCGGGAACTTTCCGCCCGTTAACTGGAATGACAAACATGGGGTTTACTCCGTGAAGTGGATTTCGTCGTGATGCTCGATGTCGCCGTCCGGCCCGTTGTCGGGGTCGATAAAGTCCATATCGATAGCCACCGTTTCGAGCGGGACAAGCTCGTCCAGATCGCGGTGATGGCGCGTGTCTATGTCGGTTATTTCCCGTTCAGCAGTAAAATCGAACTGGTAATAAAGCGCGGCGCGGTTCATTTCGACCACCTGCCCGCCGTCATAGGTGATCTGGTGTGTGCAATCGTCCGGCTCCCATCCGAGAATCGCGCCGAATATCTCCGCCCGGATTGAATCGACGGCATCAAACGCGGCAGCCTGCCCGCGCATGTCCCGCCGGTTGTCGAGCACGACAACCACGGCGAAACCCTCATTCACAACCTGGTAGTAGTCGGTTTGAGACTCCTGGTGGGAGACGGTATCGCCGGTCGGAATGACGTAAGCGGCGGGAAGCATCATCTTTGCGTTAGGCTCCAGCGCCTGAAACTCAGCCGCGCCCGCGACTCGCGATTTAAAAGACGGAGCGCGCTCTCTCAACGCCTCGATAATTAACGATAATTTCATGACCTTACCCTCCTGACTTTCGGCGGTCGCAAGGCTTTTCGTAACGCGCGTTGCAGTGTGTAGCGCGTCCAGGCTTTGCGACGCTCTAACACTTCGGTCATGTAGTTATTACGTGGGGCAACTTTCCACCCGGAGCCGCCGGATTTGCCTTTGTGGTGCGAGCGCTGCCGCTTCGCGCCACGGCGAACGCCGTAGAACAGGAAAGCCGGGTAAAAGTCGCCCTCAATGGGCCGGTTGCCCTCGCCCCGTTTCTGGTTCGGCGCGATACGCACCATCAGGCCGGGACGGTTTTTCGAGGCGCGCGGAACGTAATAGCCGATTGAGCGCGCCAGCCTGCCGGTTTTGTATCCGGGGTTTTCGCCAGGTTTCGACGTCCCCCGTTTCATTACCAGCCGACGGGCATCCTTCATGTGAACCTGACCGATTTTGACGAATGCCTGGCGCATGACGGGGCGTTTAAACTCCATCTGCTCCGGGACGTCGTAATCGACGTGAAAGAGAGGGGAATCAGCCATAAACCACCCCACAGTAGTGATCCGCGTCGCCGAGGCTCTCGCACTCCAGGAGCAAGAACCGGTGCTCGGAATTGAGATCCCGGATTCTGCGGACGCGCAAAACCTCACCTCCGGGCAACACGATTTGCCACTCGTTCGACATGCCCGACCGGTAGCGAATCGTGATGAGGTGCGTCACGGCCTCGCCAGTCTGAACAGAGGACTGATAAGTCGTCGCGCCGGTTTGCTGGACTCTCGCCCACACCCGGAAGGTGTCGAGCTCCTCGCTTTCCGTGCCGAAATCAGCCGCCGGTGAATCAACGCGCTTTCTAAACTGAACGCGTCGGTTAAGCTCTCCGGGGTCGGGAAACGAATAGCGCGTCGCTGTCTGTGACGGGCTTCTTTTCATAGCGGGATAAACCTGTATGCATCGACAAGCCATTTAAACGACTGCGGCATGTCTGTGATTTCCACATCAGACGTTGATGATCGGTTTTCATAAAAATGACTACAGAGCATCAGCATTGCCTGGCGGATATCGTCAGAGACGACGAGTCCGTCCTCGTCAGTGTCGGGGACTTCCGTCGCGTATAACCTGCGGTTGAGGTAATTCGAGGTGCGGGCCTCAGCGGCCCCGCCGAGGAGGGTTAAAAGCGCGTCCTCCTCGGTGAAATCCTCCTCAATACGCAACTGCGCTTTAATTTCTGAAAGGGAAAGAATCACGGCTCGGCCTCAATAAAAAACGCCCCGGAGGGCGTTATTTAGATTTAGTTCGCTTTTCCGCTGTGACAGTGACGGCGCAGGAAGCAGAAACGCCGGAGCCGTCCGCCGCTGTCGCGGTAACGTCTACCGGGCCGCCCTCAGCGACGCCAGTCACAACGCCGGAGGCGTCAACGGTTGCGATGGCTTCGTCTCCTGACGTCCAGTTAAGCGCCTTGTTTGTGGCGTTTGCAGGGGTGACACTTGCTTTAATTGGCGAGGTCGCCCCGACCGCGACAGAGAGCGCGGTCGGATCAAGTGTTACCCCGGTTACTTTGCCTCGTCTTTACCGACCAGCGCTTTAACCGCTGCGGCATCTTCGAGAGCGCAGTCGAAGCGATGGAATGCCAGGAAACCAACCTGATCAAATTCCGCGTAACGCTCAGTGAGTCGCATCAGGGTCATGTACGCCACACGGCGTAAGATGAAGCGGTCAAAGTCACCGCAATAAACGAACTGTTTACCCGCGCCAATATCGGCAATCGCCTGATCGATAACGTAAGGCACGTTGAGTACGGTCGCCGGTGCCATACCAACCACATCCGGGAGCCAGAGCGGGCGGCCCTGCGCATCTTTCATAGAGGAGATTTTCAGCAGGGTATTGTCGTTAAATGCAAAGCGGAATTTCGGCGAATTGCGGTAGGCCGGATCGACGCTGTGTTTCAGCGCGAGCAACTCCTCCCATGTGAACGCGTCAGCGGCTGCGGCGGTCGTGGTATTCTTCACCCACTTAGCCAGGCCTTTAACGTTTTTACCGGTGCCGTCACCGTTAACGATTTGCGCCGCTTCGCCACGGCCCAGGCGCTGCGCGATACGTGCGGCAAGATAGCCGTTCATGTCTATGCCGCTATCGAGTAACAGCTCGTTAGAAACGCGGATAATTTTCGACGTCATTTTTTTGGCACCGATAGTGATCGGTTCGAAAGTGACATCGCCTTCGCTCGCTTCCTCGTTCTCTCCGAGCATCACGCCCATATCGGCGGTGCCGTCACTGTAAGTCCAGTCAATAGTCTGACCGTTAGAGGTGCTCAGAATCTGGCAAACACCCGCGATCCCGCCGTAGGCTTTCATTGCCTCAACGACACGGTTTCGGAACTGTTTCGGCACGGTGAAACCGCCTTTAGAACCGCCGCCCTGACCGTCGTCGATACCCTGGGCGCGAAACTCTTTTAGAGTTCGCTTTTCTTCCGTTGACAGCTCCCCTAAGCCGTGGCGGACAAACTTGTCGAAAACAGCGGCGCGACGTTCATCTTCGGAGCCCTCCGGGTTGTTGCGGTGTTCGGGTTCGTTTTCGGCTGCGAGGATATTATCCATCGCGCGGAGTTCTTCCTCGCGCTTAATCGCCGCGTCGAGCTTGTCGTATTCGTGTTTTGCATTGTCCCACTGGCTGCGCTGCTCCTCAGTCCAAGATGCATCGCCGATTTTTTCGTTCAGGGCGCGCATTTCAGCGGCGATAGTGGCGCGTTTTTGCTGCATTTCGTGCAATTTCATAAGGTCAATCACTCTTTTTTAGATATAAAAAACCCCGCCGAAGCGAGGTTGTTTAATTAAAGGGTTAGTTACGGTCGCGCTAACAGGTCAAGAACTCGCTCGCGAGCGGCTTTCTCTGTCGTCTGCTTTTGCCGCGCCTCAGCGCTGCGCTGATCCTGCTCTGCCTGTTGGCTGCGCCACTGCTCCAGCGAACGGACGGCGCTGTCGGCCTCCTGATAAGCCGGATAGGTGACAGGCGAAACGTCCAGCAAGCGGGAAAAGCGAGTAATTTCGCGAACGACGACGCCGTCTTCATCCTGATACCAGCGTTCGCCATCGCGGGCGACACGGAACGCAAAGGAGCTTTGTGAAATGTCTCCGCGCTGCATCGGCGCGAGAACCAGATCGCGGATTGTCTGCGTTTGCGGAGCTGTGATTTCGTAACGCAAGCCTCTGTCGTCGACAGAGAGGGACAACGTCCCCGCCGAGCTGCGTCCTAAAATAAAATTCGGGTCATGGTTAAACAGGGCGCGAACATCGTCGCCGAGGACATCGTCAAACGCTCCCGGCTTAATCACTTCGCGGAACGAGCCGAAAATCAGCTCTGAACGGCTGTTAAATACAGACGCATAGCCAATAATTTTGGTTGGTTCGCCCTCAACCTCAGCGGCGCGGACTTCACCAACGTAACAGCGCTTTTCAATATCACTCATTGTCAGGGTTTCCCTCCGGGGTTTTGTCTTTACTTCCGCTTGTCTGCGCGGCATTAACCGAAACGAGCATTTCATCAAGCCCCGGAACCGGATTTTTATCTTCCAGCGCTCGCACTTCGTTACGGCTTAACCAGCCGTCGGTGATCGCGTAGTGGTAGAACTCGGCTCGCTCTTTCGGCGTACCACGCAACAACCCGGCCAGATTGAATTTGACGTAATAACCGGCGGCCAGCTCCTGCCGGGTAAACAGGCGGCGGTTTAGCTCCTGCTCCCAGTTAACAACCCACGGCATAATCGTAAATCGCACAAACTGGATCGACTGCTCAGAAATGTTGGAAAACGTCGCTTTTTCGAGGTCGTTAATCATATGTGCCGGGACATTGAAAATTCCGGCTATCATGCTGCGGTTTAGCTTCATCATTTCGACGAGCTGCGCGTCTACCGGCGATATGGTCAGGGCTTTGTAATCCAACTCGGCAGGGAGCAAGAGCGTTTTGTTTTCCTGCGAACGGAGCGCGGCGGCGGCTTTCTGCCAGATTTTTTTAAGCCGATCCCACGATTTATCGTTCAACTCCTGCTTGACGGACACTATCCCCGCCGGGCGCGCGTTGCCGTTAAAAAAGCTCTCTGTGTACTTCTGCCCTGAGAGCCCCAGGCCGATGGTTTGCGCGTGCTGCATAATCGGGGAGAGCCCCCATTTGTCGCAGTTACCAATCGCCTTAATGTGAACCATATCGTCGGGGTGAACCGACCAGCTCCCTTCGTCGGTGTAAATACCGTAACGCCAGCGGCCATCAAATTTAATCAGGCACGACTCCCACGGCATCCGGTGCGCCAGCTCGACAACCTCGCCGCGCCGGTTGCGTTTGATCTCTGTGTACGCATTGCCCCAACCTAAAACGTGGCGTTGCATCAGTTCGCGCCATTTATATGAGGTTTCCCACGGGTTCGGCTCGTCATGAACGAGATAGAAAACCGGGTGTTCTGTTGCCTGCCGAACGGTTTTCCCCTCGCGCCGCAAAACGTGTAGCGGCATTTGTGCCAGGTTCGACGAGAGCACATAAATGCAGGAATAGACCGCCGCCAGTTTCATCGCCGTCTCAGGAGAGACAAAAACGTCAGAAATCATGCCGGAGGTTGTCGCGATGTTCTCGCCTGTCAGCGGTGTGGCAGGATTTTCTGGATTACCCGGCTCCGCGTTAGGGTCTGAACGGAAAAACGCGTCAAGGAACATCAGCGCCCCCTTTTGCGGGCCATCGCGAGACCGTTTAAAAGCAGGCCACCGCCCGCGACAGCCATCGCCGGAGCCGTTCCCCACCGCAAATAACTAGCGGAGATAAGCAAGCAGAAGCCCACAACGCCGAAAACGTCGTGTAATTTCATAGCGTTAAAATATCCTCATCATCAAGATTTGAAAGGAAATCACCTGGCTCGTTGAGCATGGCCCGGCCAACCCCCATCATCATTGCTACTGCGCCGTCGATTTTGTTCTCGTTGCCCTCTTTGGTCGGTCGGACAACGTCGTCAGAGCCTGCGTAATACTTGCCGACAACATTCTGGATGCACCAGGTCAGGATCGGATTCCCGTCATGATGGAAACGGCCAGCCGCGAGCGCGGCCTCGATTTCTCGCATCGGGTCGGACATGTTCGTAAAGTTCTGCGTAATGGTGACAGGATTTAGCCCTTCATCGTTGAGCATATGCGCCAGTGACGTCGCGCCGTAAGGGTCGATGGGGCATATCTCGATTTTCACCTTGTCACGGAGCCTGAGAATCGACTCGAAAATCACCCGATAATCGACCTCTGCGCCATCGGTCGGGATCAGCACACCTTGATTTACAAACGACTGATAGCGCTCGGCGGTGCGTTTTAGCTGCGGATCTGTTGAGTAGACCGTATCCTCTGGCACCCAGAACTGAGCGCCGATGCAGTAAAAGTGTTTAAGCCCATCGATTTCCCGCATGAATACTGGCACCACGGCGTTGAGGTCGAGCTTTGATGCCAGGTCGATCCCGAGATAACACGGCTCCCCCTCAAAATCGGCAAGCGTAAGCGACGGGTCGGCAGCCTCCTGCCAGCGCTGCATGTTGTAAAACGCGGCTTTACTTGAGACCCAAAGGTTGAAGTGCTTGGTCAGGATCTTGTTAGTCTGGCTCGGGGTAGTTTTTGCAAGCTCCTGCTTGGCACGCAGAAATTCAGGCTTGAGCGAAACGCCAAGGTTTGGGTTCGCTTTCCGAATGGCTTCCTCAGAGGTCCAGTCGTCATCCTTATCAAGGGTGTAAATGATGCCGAAAATCGTCTCATTTGCACCGTCAGTGCGAATGCCTTCAAGAATTTCTACCACCTGTGAGCGCTTGTCATAACAGGGCGAGGCAATATCGTAGCCTGCTGTCGTGATGATGAGCGTCAGGGGCTGTTCACGCGCCCCTTGCCCGGTCGTCATTGTCGTGTAAAGCGCATCTGTGGCGTGTTCGTGATACTCGTCGATAATTGCACAGCTCGGCGAGTCACCATCACCAGGATCGCCGACAATCGGCGCAAACACCGAGCCATCTGGCCGGGTCATTTTTTTTGCCCACGGCTTTATTGAGAAGCGCTTACGCAGCGCCGGGAGTTTCTGCACCATTTGGCGCGCAGGTTCAAAGACTTTAAACGCCTGCTTTTCTGTCGTGGCTCCGCAGTAAACTTCAGCGCCGTGCTCGTCGTCCGCGCAGAACATATAAATGCCCACGCTGGCAGCGATGAGTGATTTCCCGTTCTTACGGGGAACCTCGATGTAAATCTCCTGGAAGCGGCGAAGTCCATCTGATTTGCGAACCCAGCCAAACGAAACGCAGAAACAAAACTTTTGCCAGTCCTCCAGCGTCAGCCGGAGCTTTTTACGGGCCCATTCGCCGGACGTGTGGGGCATTTTTTGCGAGAAGCGACAAAAACGCTCGGCTTTATCTCTGTCGAACCTGTATGGCCAGCGCTGATCTTTGGCCCGCTCAAGGTCATTAAGATGGCGCTGACACGCGAGCTTTACATAACGGCAGGCAAGAATCTTCCCAGCGACAACATCCCGCGCGTAGCGATTCGCGTCGTTAACGTTCGGATAGGTCGCCATAAGTTAAAACTCATCAAATTCATTTCCCTCTTCATCGTCAGGCGTACCCGCGCCGAGCATACGCGCACGACTCATTGGGTCCAGGCCCAGCAACGAGCCAAGCCTGGCTATCTGCGCTACGGCATCGTTTCGAACATTAATCGCGGGATGTTTTTTGATGCCGCTCTCGCCGGTAGCGATGATTCCACTGGTTGCGATCATCTTCTCGGCTTCGATCATGAGGTGAAATGCATTGCAGTAGGCCATGAGGACAGGAGCGTCCTCCGGTTCAAATAAGCCACGCTCAATAAGTATCTTTGAGGTGCTTTTCCAGACCTTCACCGCAACGGCGCTCATTAGCTCTTGTGGCGGTCTGATATTTGTAATTGAGCTTTTGCCGCTTACAGGGAGATTCTTCTTTCGACCTCCACCAGCGGCCCGGACTCCGGCCATAAATTCACCTCCTGGTTGAGCAAGAAACCGGCAAAAAGCCTCCCGGAAAAAAATTCTTATTTCTCACGCGTAAAAATTTAGCGGGGCGGGCAGTCTGGAGCGCTTTATTCACCAGAGATTTACCCCCGCCCCTCCCTGCTCACTCTTCCTGATGCCCCGCATCTTTCACTGCATCACGCTCAGTCGCTCTCTCGCTGTTTTAGCATTGTGATGTTCAGAGCAAATGCATTCGAGATTACTCGGGTCGTCTGTGCCCCCGTGAGCTTTAGCGATGATATGGTCGACGCTTGAACCGGGACGAATGACGCCCTCACGCTTACAGGTCTGACACAACCCCTTGTCGCGCTTGATAACTAGGTTCCTTACCTTTCGCCACTCAGCACCATAGCCTCGCTGTGCTGCTGACCGCCCTTTATTGTGTCGTTCCCAGCCAGCGCCTTTATGCTCTTCGCAGTATCCGCTTCTGTCTGTAGTTGATTTACCACATCCACGTTTACGGCAGGCTTTAGGGGTTCTTGGAGGCATGGTTACTCCCACTTAGATAATCATGTTGTTAGTCACCAAGCGAGAGTTGCTCATAAAAGATCATGATTACTGGTAGCTAATAGGTGGCTGACCTTTCAGATACATTATTGCTGCCGACATAAGCAGAGCTGAAGCACATAAGCAGTATCAACATCCATTTATTCATTGCACTTATACTTAGCTTCAGCGATTCTGTTTCGGATGTAAGATTTTGCAGGCTTCGGTTATGGACCGGTTATCTCTTTAGATTGGTTTGTAACCTGCTTTTCTTAAGCGCTGCTCTTAATCAATTAGCAAATGTATGACATAACGCTTGTTGTTTACGAGCACCAACCACACAAACTTTATAAGGAAGCTGAGCGGTGAGAAAACTAGTATGTTTTATTGCCTTTCTTTCAACATGCGGATTTGGATACCAAGCTTACCACAGCCATAACCTCTCGACAGGGTTGGCTTTGTTAGCGAGTCTAGTTGTTTTGCTTACGGCCGTAGCCAACCTTATAAGTGACAAGAAAAAAAGCCAATCTATACATCAAACGATTGGAAACAATTCATCAGGTATACAAATTGGTGGCGATTTAAACATTAACAGCAAGGATAAAAAATGAACGTTTTTGGTAAATCCGGCCAGCATGTTGGGGACAATTCATCAGCTATCCAGGTCTCTGGAAACGTTACATTTGGCACTACGGTCAATGAAGTTATAAATATCTGCAGCTTGATTGTCAAAGCCGAAATGGCCTCACTTAGAGCTGACGCATTCCAAATAGCCAACGAGCGAGCAAAAGAATTTGGAAACCAGATAGCGTCTAAACTTTCAACTCAGTTGGATGAACGGCTTAAGCAAAAGTTAGCAGACCCGGATATTCAATATTCAATTAATCAAGCTGTTACTCAGGTTGCGAGAAAAGGTTTTAATGAAAAATCTGAGTTATTAAAAGAGCTGATTATCACTAAGATTGAAACGGATGATGAGAACGTCAACATTCTTCTTGACCAAGCTCTGGAATTAACCCCTAAATTAACCACAAATGAAATAAAATTCCTTTCTTTGATTTATTATCTTCGTAATGTAACCAAAACGGCAAATGATATTAACATTACAGAAATAGCTGCTAGCAATAACACTCCTCCAGCTGAAGTTAATCTTACCTTAGAGGCCATTCATCTTCTTCTCAAGGAGCATTACGCAAACTATCATCTTGATTATATTAAGTTTTTAGGGGAGCCATCTTCTATAAAGAGTGTAAACAAGGACTACCTTTCAATGAAAGGAGTCGTTTTTAGCGATAAAACATATAAACTTACTTATGAACAACTTCTCGCAAGCCGAATTGGCGTTGAATCATTTAAAGATGCTGATGAGTTTTTCAAAACATTCCCTGCCTTAAAGTTGATTTTAGATTCTTTCAACGCCAGTGATCTTGAAAGGTTTAACATGACAGTTGTCAACCCTATAGGTAGCTTAATCAGTGAAAATTACCTCAGGGCCTGTGGGTTTTTAAGTTAAAACTTAGCATATAAAATCACCAGATATGAAAATATTTATTTACTTTACCCCCTTGGATAGAAACAGGAACTATATTAAACTTACACCTCTAAAACTTAATATTTTTTACATCACCTTCTCACAATCATCAGATCTAGTCATAATCAATGACCATAAATTAAAAATCACTCTTCTGTATCGGCATATTACTTGAGATTATAATTCCTTATTTTTGGCACTGCTCTTTGATGTAGTGCTGCAAGAAATTTACTTGTCCTGTGATGGTGCCGATTCGCTCTTTGAGGGTGAAATAATCCCGTTCAGCGGAGTCAGTAAGTCTGGGGGAAGCGCCATCGCCCATGCTGGGGGTTTGGGAGGAATCACGCATCGGTTTACAGTTGGCGTGGAGCTGCAACCGGCGAGTACCGTTAGCAACATCAGCACGCAGGCGCTCAATCTCAGCTTTTGCACTTAATAACTCTCCTGTGTAACGAGAATCCAGCTCCTGGAGTTTGTGCTGGCGTTCAACCATTTCTTCGTGAGCATGTTTAATTGCGTTTAATTCACGATTAAGTTCAATTAAAGATGCCTGCGATTCTGTGAGCTTGTCGTGGTAATGATGTGCAATCGAGCCAGTGATAACTACCCCAAAAGCAAGCGCTCCGATAAGTAAGGCACTTAACTTAAAGGTCATAAACGCTGTCCGCCATGCATATTGCGTACTCAACTTCTCGCCGATTCATGAGTCCTTTCCACTTCTTGCCACCAGCGTAAATCCAGCGCTTAAGCTCGTTACATGCCCCGGCATAATCACTGTCGTTAAGCTTTTTCATCAGGGTAGATTTGATAGCTGCTGAGGGACCCACGTTGTAGGCAAATGAGTAGATAGCGGCGCGCTGGGTATCAGTAGTGTTTACTTTAATGTGCGGATCAATCTGGCGAGCGATACGCGTCATATCAGCTTGGGTAAGCGCATCACACTCGTTATCGGTGTAACGCTTTCCCGGAATGATATCTTTACCGGTATGTCCATCACAGACCGTAAGAACGCCAACCACATCCCGATAAGGCACATACTCGCGCCCTTCGAGGCCGTCTTTACCAGCAACCATTGCGGTGGCAATAGCGATAGCCCCGCCGCTCATAGCTGCGACGATTCGTTGTTTTAATGCCGGGGACATCATTATCCCCTTGCGGCTTTACGCCGATCTTCTTTAATTTTGAAATAGAGGTTGGTCAGGAAAGTAAGAAAGCCGAACACCAGGCTGCCGAGTACACCAATAGCTGCCCACTGTGATGGGGAAACTTTATCGAGGAGCTGGAGCACCCAAAACCCGGCATTACCTACAGATGTACCATAGGCAATGCCTGTCGTTAATTTATCCATTTGATACATACTCTCACCTCCTCTGTTCAGGGAAGTGTTCTGTGTTAAGACAGGAGTGGAACGGAGATAAGGAAAAGGGCAAAAAAAAGCCAGTTCGGCAGAACTGGCGACATGCGTGACTTCAGGACGCTCCATAGCCCTTGTTCTGTAACGTACTATTCTTCCCTGAGTTAGTTAGGTGCGGCACATCTTAATTTTAACAATAAAGATGCATTCGGCACTCAATACCGGAAGAATTCGCTACAGCTAATTATTTGCACCATGTGAGGGGCGCACTTTAAAAGTAGCAGGGTCTTGGTACAAAAAGTGTCGCTGGCATTAACTTAAGATGTTTTATTTTCATAGCGTGATTATTATCAAATTTTGAGTTTCTGGCGCGTTTGCAATGTTAAAAAGGCAGACAACACGAAAAGGCCAAATCTCACACAAGAAGCTCTATACCCGGACAACAAGGCGGATTTAGAACTTGTCTATGTTAAAGAGGAGGAGCGTATCTCTTTACTGGACGTCAAAAGAGTTTTTGTAGGAAAGCCAATCATGCCAGACGTTCTCTGGGTCAACGTCAGGATAACCACGGCTCTCATTCATTTCTAAAGCGATTTCGTCAGGCATTACCATACCGACTGCATTATCGCGTAGTGTCTCAACTTCTTCTTGTGTCAGCTCGCGACCAAGTTCTTTCTCTTTTGCAGTAAGTAAAACGATAAGGGCTGGAATAAACACCAGTGCCATTTGTTGCCTCTGAAGGTATCGGTAATGGAAGCCATATTATCTGATGGCACATGTCGCAGAAACAAAAAACCCGCACAAGGCGGGTTAGATATAACAAAGGCAAAATAACATAATGTAAATAAATTTACCGGTTTTAGTTCGGTTTTGCAATAACTTGTTTGTAATTTGCTACCTTCTGCTTCGAACGTGTTTTTGATGCATCTATTACGGCCCTCTTATCCAGATAAATAAAATTGGCTCTCATCTGCGCCCACCGTGCGGCATATCCTTCCGACCACGTAGATTTTGTTACCCCAACCATCTGCGCCAGCGCATGGGCTTTGTAGCAGCCTTGCGGCTCATTTCGTAACTCGTGTTTAACGTCCTGCGCCGCCAGCCATACCAACGCACGCAAACGCTCCAGTGTCTTACCGGCGATACGCTGTCCTTTGAGTTCCTCGCTGAAAATCTCCCATCCCCAGCGTACTATCTCAACCTGATGTGCATAACGTATGTTTTCGGAGTAACACCAAAGCAGCCAGGCGCATTCGACTTCATCAAGCGCAAGTACAGCCCGACGCCAGCTCGCGGTAGCGTATTCGACGGGAAGCACCAGCGCGATTGATGAACCTTTGGCTCGGGACTGCACTCCCGGTAAGGGTGGGTTATGTAAGGTAATCATGTCCCCGGTTTCCTCATCCCTAACCTTCAGGCGCTTTCGCTTGTAGCGATTCGTGGCTAATTGAGCGTTTTCTGCGAACGCAACGAGTTGTCCCTTGGTTGACCCGCTTAAATCAGCGGTCGCGGTAATGAGTTGCTGACGGATGTATTCGTAATCCTGTGCTATCACTCTTCAATCTCCGTGACTTTAATACCCAGACGTCCACCGGGAATGACTTCCCCGCGTACCACTTTTAGTTCGTCTATTTGCGAGTCGTTTTGTATGAAACCGCCCTTCTCTAGTGAGTCGCAGACCGCTTTGAGAATGTTGTCGATATCGCGGCGGCGCTTATCAGGCATGTTCGCGATAATGCGCAGCCTCAGCCGCGCAGGGGTGTTTATGTCGAGCTTGAGGATATGCAGGATCTCCTGCACTGCCCGACGGTACTCGCGTCCTTTCTTATTGATGTAGGTAATGCCATTTCCACGCCGCCAGTAATCGTTAACACTTGGTGGATACGGCAATGTGAATTCATAGGTATTCGTCATTTGGGCACCACCAGACCGCGCCGCGTCAGTTCCCGAAGCGTAAGCACTATGGCGCGGTCCATTAGTGCGCGGCGCTCCTCTCTTGTCAGTTCGCTGCCGTTATCGATAGCATGATGACAGTCAACACAGAGCGCTGCCGTCAGGCTGTCATCGACCTTAAGGCCCATGCCTTTGTCCTCGTTGCGATGTGCCGCCTGTACACCCCAGCGGCGGCAAAGCACGCAACAATCTAACTGGCGAACGGCGGCCAGCCATTTAGCGCTTCGATAAATACTCTTCACTCTCACCTCCACATCCGTTGTTGAAATGTGGTGTCCTGCCGTGGCGGGTATTTGCTTTCCGGCAGCAGTACGCGAACAACAAACGTCTTACAGTCAGCAGACAGAGACCGCTCCGCTTTCATACCGCGTTTGCGATACTGGCGAAGCAGCTCGTCGGCCTCTTCTGCGGTGCAATCCGAGTGTTCAAACCATCCCATACGCATGATTAAGCCTCCTGCTCTGCCCGGAGCTGCGCATATTCACAGTCCTCAGGAATAGTGAGACAGCAACCGATGCTCAGAGCCCAAGCCTCTACTTGCGAGAGGAAAAAGTGCATCTCGCCGGCATCGAGATCGGAGGTATGACGGAGGGAACTGATTGTGGTTTTCTCGCCGGTAATGACGTCAGTCATCTCACGGCGTTCGTAGCCGAGGTAAGAATGCTTAAGCGCGTCTTTGACCCACCCAGGAGAAGCAAAGGCTTTGCCCCGCTTAATGAGATAGTCACTGATTTCAGCAAACCACATGTGCGCCAGCGAATTTTGTGAAAGGCTGCGAGTTTCGCGCCACGGTCTGATGATCAGGCGATAGCAATCACCATTAGCCAGTAGTGGCTGCAATTGCTGCCCGATGGAAGCGAAGTTGGATTTGTGAAGACGGATGCCGTCTTTGGGGAAGTTCACGCCGCACCTCCGTAGAGGTCGAACGCTGGATATACGAAAGCACTGGTCGCAATCGACGCCGCGATCAGTGCAAAGGTGATAAGTTTTTTAAAATCAATCTGCGCCATAAATTCCCTTCCATGACACAGTGTTACTTAGCAAGCTGTTCGGGCTTGAGCGCCTATTTTACTTCAAAAAAAAATTCGAATCATCACTCTTTGCCATCATTGAAATTATGCCTTTGAACAATTTCAAAGAAGAAAAAAAGTCGTTCTCTCACAAGATTAGATGTTGCCACCTCTTCTTCCCTTTTCTAGTCAGAAGCACTCTCTGTGGTATTTTGGTTTTGCCAGATGGCAACCACTCAGGATTGATGGTGATCAAGATCTATTTATTTTTACAGTCAATTACAATCAAACCACTTTTAGGCAATTCTATTTCACTTGTTAATCTCCAATACAACCGATAAGAAAATACACAAGTAAACATGCCTGACTATAACACGCTGTAACCATTGACATGCTAACTATATTAGAAGGCGCATCTTTTTATATTTTTGACTTTTCAAGGAGAAAACAGAATGACACAAACCAGATTTTTCACTTAAGGCAAAACTTTATATCTCATGCAGCCTACAATTTTTTAACTCATTATGGAATGGATTTAATATTTTCACTTGTATTTTATGACATTTAGCTGGACTTCTTACTAAAAAACACTCTCGATCACCTTTATCACCATCAAAGACAAACTAAAGAAGGCTTTTAATTGCCATTAAATAACGAAATGTGCACGCGATCTCGTATTGGCGTAAATCTGTGAGAAAAACCAAAGAGTACATGGTAGGATAAATTATATATTTAAGTACCTTAAATGCGTTTTTCATCCAAAGCATAAGTTAAACTCGGCTATACACAACGCAATATATTATATATCATATATGGAGCAATGCATGTCAAAGCATCTTTTTGTCGTTCTTAGTGATATTCACATCAAGGCTGAAAATAAAAAAGACATCCAATATAAGATGGATGTCTTCATAAAGACTCTAAACGCACGCAAAAAAATGGGGGAGTTTAATAAAATTATAATCATTGCTTCTGGAGATATAGCTTTCAGCGGTAAAAAAGAAGAATATGAATACCTTGAAAATTACTTCGAAGAACTTGCAACCAATTACGATTTAGTAATGTGCCCTGGCAATCATGATCATGATTTTTCTAGTTATCCATCATTAAACACCCGGAAACAACTGTTGAAAATGGATATAGAACAACAAGATCCAGAATCCATTAATATCATAACAAAAGGAATGCAACCTTTTTTTGATTTCAAAAAAAAGACTCCAAACTTTCACCCCAAAAAATGTTACCCCCCTCTCTGAAAGCTATGATCTTTGCACATCCTCAACTGGCATCACGGTTGCAACCCTTAACACTGCTTGGTGCTCCATGTTACACGAAAGAGGTGGGGATATTAAATTCCCAGTTAAGTACCTACCAAAAGTTGAGAAAGGAAAAAATAATATCTTATTTTTCCATCACCCCCTAGGTTGGTTTGAGCCTGACAATCAAAAAGTCGTCAGAAATTCTATAAGAGAGAATTACTCAATAATAATAACAGGTCATGAACACTTAAATGATACTTTTAAAATTGTTGGTGAAAGCAATTCATGTCTAATGATCGAAGCAATGCCATTTGACGATCCAAGCGTTAAAGAGAATGGATTCTTGTCGTTTGAGATTGAGGACTCAACTGTGAACATAACAAGTTATGTTTGGAAAGATAATGCCTTTGAATCAAGGGGAACTTACAACAAAAATGACATCCTTAAGGCGCACTCTGTATCTAACAGCAATGTCACAGTTAATTATGATTATTATACAAGCCTACTCGATATCGGCGTAAACTATATTCACCCTGATAAAGATACAATTGATCTTAATGACGTTTTCGTTTATCCAAATCTTAAAATTCTTAGCGAGGAAAATAAGTTTGACATGAAAAAGGTTGCTTCTAATTCTATCATAAATAGCGATAGAAGCAGAATGTTGTTAATCGGCGATGAATATTGCGGAAAATCAACTCTTTTGAGAAAACTATTCATTGACGCTATACTTAACAATCAAATCCCTTTATTGATTGAAGGGAGTTCTATAAGAAATGGCAACATTGAGTACGATAAAATCATTTCAAGACATGTTTCAAAAGAATATGATAAGTTAACAGGTGTGGATTTCATTAATCTCCCAGGTGAAAAAATTTTGTTACTTGATGGCTTTGAGTATATCAAAGGAGATAAAAAATCCATTACCTCATTCTTATCAAAATCCGTTAATGTATTTGATAAGATAATTATCACAGTTAGTGATACATTTGACTTTAGCGGTAGCGAGCTTCTTGGTGATGGTTATTTTGAAGATGGTTTTCATAAATTTGAAATATTAAAACTGGGCCATAGGCTCAGATATGAACTGGTAAACAAATGGAACCAACTTAAGGAGGAGTGCAACTTAGATAATGGGGCCCTTCTCTATAAAAACAACCATGCCGTTAAAACGATCACTAAAGTCATTGGCAGAAATTACGTTCCTTCCACGCCTTTTTTCTTGTTGACTCTTTTGCAGTCAATGGAAAGTGGTAACGCTCTAGAGGTAAGCGCTAACACATACGGCTACTATTATGAATATTTGATAACGCAAAGCCTAGGCAATGCATCTGTTAAAAAAGAAGAGCTTGATGAGTTTTTTAATTATGTGAAAATATTAGCCAACCATTTTTTCACTAAAAACCTTAAGGATGAATCAAAGAATGCTCTATGGGACTTTAACCGCGATTTCTGTAATGACTACGGAGTTAAAATAGACTTTGAAAGCCGATTTAAACTTCTTGTTAATGCTAAAATACTTGAAAAAAAGATGGTGATTACTATAAATTTAAGTATCCTTATGTTTATTACTTTTTCATAGCAAAACATTTGTCTGACACTATTCGTTCTCAAGAAACCATTGACATAATTGATAAACTTGTCTCTACCCTTGGTCGTAGAAAAAGCATGAGCATATTAATGTTTTTAACGCATCATTCACGTGATGAGTCAATACTTGATAAAGTTGTATTACAAGCACAAAGCCTTTTCTCTAGATCACATCCCTCACGCCTCGACGTTGACACTCAATTTGTTAATAATATTGTACAAAAAATGCCTATGACACCTATCACTTTTGAGAAGCAAAATCTTTTGGAATTCAGAAGGAAGATTGAAACTCAAAAAGATGATATTGAAGAAGGGCATGATCAAGACTATGACTCAATGTTAAATAGAGAAGAAAATGACGAAGAAGAGCAATCATCCAATACTGCATTAGAGGTTACTCAAGAACAAAAAGATGTTGACGAGGCGAATAATTACCTCAAAGATATGAACCTAACCTTTAAGTCACTAGAAATACTCGGTCAATTATCTAGAAATTATTATGGTTCTTTAAAAGTTAGTCAAAAAAAGAAACTCCTTGAAGAAGCAATTAAAGCGCCATTACGTTCTCTAGACTATTTTTTCTCGTTAATAGAGCAAAATGCAGATAGCTCAATCGACATGATAGAGAAGAAGATTTTAGATAAAATCCAATCAAAGGTAGAAAGTAATACAGAAAATGAAATGAGAGAAGTTGCAAAGAAAATGTTATTTGAGATGATATTTGGATTATGTTTCTTCTTTATTACAAAAATATCAACCTCGATTGGCAGCACAAATTTACAACAGGTTATTGATGATGTATGTGATGAGATGGACTCAAATGCAGGGAAATTAATAAAATTAGCCACAATGTTAGAGTTAGGTAACATTGTTTCTCTTGATCAATTAAAGCGCTCTTTAAATGATTTTGAAAAAAATCATTTAGCCGACCGCCTAACAAAGTCTATTATTTTAAACTACCTGTACATGTTTGAAAGATCAGATCAAGATGCTCAACAAATTTGCTCATTAGCTGGGATAAATTTCGGAAATGTCTCGAAGCAAATAGCATTTGAAAGACTGAAATGATTCTATAGGAACATTCCTTGATAGGAAATTTACCTCCTATCAAGGATAGCTTATGAAGCTTTAAATAGTGCTAGTACGCAATTTTCGATTAGACTTGGGATCATGCAGTTTATCGGTTTAATAAAATTTATTCAGAATATGGGATTTCTTTTCTAGCTTTTATTCAATATTCTGTTTCCACCAAACTTCTTGCTTGGCTTCCTCAAAAGATCATGACGTAATCTGGCGATGATCTCCAATCCTCTTTTGCTAGAAACTGGTTGCGGCTTGGATCGTTCAATAATCGGCACAGGCTCCGGGATAGTTTCACCGCTGGCAATGCGTTTCGCCATCTTCACCAGCTCGGCCTTTGCCTGTTCGGCCAGCTCCTGCTCTGTCCAATCGTTAAGACGCATACCGCTATACAGTCCCGTAACCAGCCAGTAATGGGCTGGATTCTGCCAAGGATAGTCCATTGGGGAAGCGTAAAGCCCACGCTGGGCGCAGTAGGTGCGCACCATTGCCAGCAGTTCGGCTACTGCAGGCAGCCCTGCCTGCTCGAACTCCCCTTCCCGGCACCAGGCGATAAACTGCCCCGGAGACGGCCAGAATGGGGAAAGACTTGCGCGGGCGCGCTTCATGCCTGCGGCCAGTTGCTCGCGTCGAACAATGCCGTTCTCAGCGAATGCCAGAATCCACTGCTGCTTTGCTGCCGCTTCATCGGCTTCGGTGCGTAGGTTTGTTGCAGCCGACGCCGGGAATACCTGTTTGAGCTGACGAAACAGCGCATCAACCAAACGTTCAGCTTCGGTGTTTACTACTCCTGTTGCGGGGCGCTCTTGGGCCGGTTGGTATTTATTAGCAAGCCGCGAGAGTGACTGGCTGTCTCGATTCATGATAGCTTGCATCAGTTGTTCACTCACAGTACATCCTCCCATGCTTCAGGGCTATTCCAGTGTGGCGTATGCTGTTGCAGCGCAATAGAGCGCTGACGTGATGGCCGCATCATCTGAGCGCTCAGAGTCGGCCATTTCTCGCGAAGCTTGGCCGGACACAAAATGTTTGTTTGCCAGAAATGATCGGTGTTCGCCCAAGTGAATACCTGCCAAATTTCAGCATGTGTGACGTTTAGAGCTATGCGCATCAAACGAATGTCATTGGCCCATGCCGCCCAGTTAGGTTTGCGCGCGGCAGGGGTAACCTCCTGCACTTTGCCGAAAATTAATTCAGCGGTTCGCAAATCATCAACGGTTCCCCACTTGTCGCCTTTTGGTGAACGAATAGCCGCATCGGGTCTAACTGGTACAATCAAATCCTTGTGTTTTGTAACTGCGCCAGAGGACGCGGTAGCGTTCTCTGACGTAATAGTTTCATTGACTGGTTCTATAAAGTGATTGGTTCTGGGTGAATCAGATTCACTACCCCCTAGTGAAAGAGATTCACTAGGTAGTGAACCAGATTCACTCCCTCCTAGTGAATTTCGTTCACTACCTGCCGGTGATTTCGCTGTGTTATCCAGCTTCAAAATATATAGATTGCTCGAATTACCTTTGGGGCCTATGCGTGACTCTTTTTTAATCAAACCAATTTCACAAAGCGCTGCTATATGGTTCATTACCGAACGCTTAGTAATTTCGCATTGGTCAGCAATATGCTGATATGACGGCCAGCACTCACCTTTATCGCTGGCGTTATCCGCCAGCTTGATTAGCACCAGCTTACGCAGCGGGTTACCGACTGTGATTTTCATAGCCTTAGCCATCAATTCCATACTCATGGTGCGCCACCTGCAATTAACGCTATGAATTCGTACTAATGATCGAGAGGTTGATAGTCAAAATTTGCTTTGTCATAATCATCTCGCAAATTACATGCCCATGTGTTTGCGTTCAGAAACCCCGGCACTGTTAGCGCAGTACGGGGTTTCGCCTTTTAAATGCTCCAGCATTGAGATAAGCGCTTTCGCCACCTCTGCTGTCTGCTCGCCTTTGATAATCAACGTTTCTTCGCGGTCATCGAAACCTATTACTGCCAACAGTTTGGCGGCTCGCTCCACAAAGCAATTTTTTCCTGTTTGCATGCGGCTGATCTGCGAGTGATGAACCCCCATCCCTTTCGCAACTTGGGTAACCCCAAGAGCGGCGATGCAGCTCCTGATACGGGTTTCAATTTGCAGAGTCTTACTCGTTGTGCGTTTCTGTGTGGTTCTCATGGTTAATACTTCCTACTATTACTTCTGATTGTTGGTAGACCCGCGCAAGATGAAGCTTAATTTTCTGAATGTGGAAAAAGCATCGGTAGATCTGGGCGTATTTGGTAAGGCTTGATTACGCCCCCAGTAGCTTTAACAACTGCGATGACGCGTTCCGGCGACACCTTCTTCTTGTTGTTTAGCCAACGGCAAACGCTAACTTGTGACACTCCTACCTGTTCAGCTAATTTGGCTTGTGAACCGGCAATCTCTATGGCTTTTGCAATATACTCGTTCATTTTCAACACCCACAAGTTTTGATGACGAGACGAATAATACTCATGGTTATAGGTTCAGTCAATCCCATAGTTATTTGACTAGTTAAACCCGCGGTTATAGTTTGGAAATATGAAAACGACACTCTCTCAACGGCTTGAAATTGCAATGACGGCAGGCGGCTTTAGCCAAGCTTCGCTTGCTGAGGCTGCGGGTGTATCCCAGCCTACAGTTTGGAAAATTGTTTCTGGTAGAACTCAGAGTTCAGCGAAGATTGTTGATCTTGCTAAAGCTTTAGGCGTACGGCCAGAGTGGCTGGCGCATGGAGTTGGGAGCATGAAGTCCGAGCAGGTCGAAACAAGCAATGCCAGTTCTATTGTTTATGAAGGAACTATAGCGCTCCCGCTTTATGATGAAAGCGAAAAACAAATAGGACTAACTATTGTCCCAGATGCTATTAATCATGAAAAATCAAGAGCATACAAGTTAAACTATGAAACCGGATTCCCCGAATTACCCCAAGGCTGTACCATTGTTGTAGATTCTGAGGAAACCCCGGTTAATAACGATTTTGTTTACGCAAAGATAAACGGCAAATCTTCGGCATACAGATATCTTACCCGCGGGCCGCAAAACTATCTGGACGTCGGAGACTCGCGACTCGGGCTTGTTCCTATAGACGAAAATGTGGAAATACTGGGAGTTATTGTCTTTATGGCCCGATCTTTCCGTAGATAAATTTCCCATCCCAAAGCCCAGCAATGCTTGTTTGCCAGGACGACCTTTTTGTAAACTCCCGGCGCGGTGCGCAACATTGCATCAGGCATGCCCCTCTCCTCTTTCTATGATTTCACAACCCAAATGACTGTATGTATATACAGTCATTTTAAATTAAATCACTCTTTGTCGATGGTCAAGTTCGGTCGGTTAACGATTTTGACTGAAATTATTTACTTGGCGATACCCTGTTCTATTCCTAAAACACTCCCAGCAAAACTCTTTAGTTATAATAATTATACCCTTGAGACTTGAAATTCAAAACTCAAAGGTATAGCATCTATCTCGTCAGTAACATCACGGCACAGTAGTTACTTAGCAAAACGTTCCGCCAGCCGGGCGATAACGGCAAGGGAGAAGATGGTTAATCAACACTACGGCACTATGCCGGTAATCAGGCAATGCCTTGAACCTGGAATGATGGCGCTCCGCGATGGTTGCGCTTATCGAGTCTCAGCGATCCGCGGTAAACACGTTTACCTTCACTCAATGCGCGAGCAAATCCGCATTACTGATCGTGTAGTCGAAGTGTTTCTTGATGGGTTCGGTAATCCCCTAACCCACTGACCCACCCTTTCAGACATTAATCAAACCTTTGTAATTGGCGGCTAAAAAGGCGCCGGGGATTTTTACGCCCTTTTACAGGAGGAATCGTGAACGCGTATTTCATGCATGACCGTATCGAAGAGCGCGCATGGCAAGACCACTACATACAAATAGCTCGGGAAGAGGAAGAAGCAGAGCTGGCCGACTTATATGATCGCCAGATTAAGTTTCATCATCTTCACGTTCTACTCAGCAACACCCAAGCGGATAAAGCCGCCCTTACTGCAACCTTCGATGATGTGGATTTTCAGGAAAAGGCAGCGGAGTTTCTGCGGTACGCCGCCGAAACGCTCGCGGCCAAACAGACAGCATTAAACATGGATTTGAGGAGAGGATGAAATGGCCCTTTTCCAACGAGCCACTAATACACAGGCGTTCCTGAAAGCCGGGATCATGGGATTCGCTGGCGACGGAAAAACCTACACTGCTAGCGAGCTGGCGATCGGCCTCGTTCTGTTAATGCGCCAGCGTGGACTTGAAATGGGTGATAAGCCGGTCATGTTCCTCGACACCGAAACCGGCTCTGACTGGGTTAAACCCCGCTTCGATGCTGAGAACATTGAGCTTTATACAGCTAAAACGCGCGCATTTGTGGATCTGCTTGCCGCTGTTAATGAAGCAGAGCAAAGCGGCTCGGTACTAATCATCGACTCTATCAGCCATTTCTGGACGTGCTTATGCGACGAGTACGCAACGCGCCGCAAACGCAAGCGTGGCCTTGAGTTCTCAGACTGGGCGTGGCTGAAACAGGAATGGCGACGTTTTACCGATCGTTTCGTAAACAGCCAAGCGCACATCATCATGTGTGGCCGCGCGGGCTATGAGTACGACTTTTTCGAAGGCGACGACGGCAAGCGCCAGTTAGAGAAAACCGGCATCAAAATGAAAGCCGAAACCGAGACTGGTTATGAGCCCTCGATTTTGGTCCAAATGGAAAAGCAAATGGATCTGGAGTCCGGGCAGGTATGGCGCACCGCGCGCATTCTTAAGGACCGCTCTACTCGCATCGACGGCCAAACATTCGCGAACCCGACCTTTAAACACTTTCTACCGCACATTGAGTTTCTTAACCTGGGCGGAACACATTTAGGCGTGGATACCTCTCGCGACAATGGGGAGCTGTTTGCTGATGACGGTTTGCCGACATGGCAGAAAGAGAAGCGCGCGAAGGAGATCGCCCTCGATGAGATCGTCGAGCTTCTGAATAAACATCATGGCGGCACAAGTAACGACGCTAAACGCGCTAAAGCCGACCTTCTGGAACAAGTGTTCTGCTCTCGCTCCTGGGAGCGAATTAAAGGCATGGACTGGCCGACCATCAAAGCAGCCCGCTCCGCTCTATGGCTTCAACTAGAGGGGGCTCCTTACGAATTCCCCGCTCCCTCTAGCGCGGAGAAAAGCGAACCAGATGCGGCTTACGATGAAGTGATCCCACAGTAATAACCGGGCGCACGCCCCGCTTTTTAGTAGTGAATTAACTTTTGTATTTTAATAGCGGCTTTCGGGCCGAGGAGGATTTCATGAGTGAAGTAGTGATGATTGTATCCCCTGGGAAATGGGTTGCGGAAGAACAGCTTATTGCGCTTAAAGGGTTCAAAAGAGGAACGTTGAAAAGAGCAAGGGAACAAAGCTTTCTGGAAGGCAAAGAGTACATCCATGTCGCGCCTGATGGTCAGCCCTGGGATAACAGCCCCTGCTTTTATAACCTAGAAGAGATAGATCGCTGGATTGAACGACAGGCAATGGCAAAGCCGCGTCGTTATATAGCTTGAGTGTATTTAGTAAAAAGGAGACGTAATGATTGAGTACCCAACTGGTGTGGAAAACCACGGTGGGAAGCTTCGCATCTGGTTTATATATAAAGGAGTAAGAGTCAGGGAAAACTTGGGAGTCCCTGACTCCCCTAAGAATCGTAAAAAAGCCGGTGAGCTTCGCAATGCTATCTGTTATGCCATCAAAACGGGCACGTTTGATTATGCTGCTCAGTTCCCGGACTCACGCCATCTGGCCCGCTTTGGTTTAGCTAAACCAAACATCGATTTCGCTACTCTCAGTGAGAAATGGCTCTCGTTAAAAGAAATCGATGTTTGCAAGAATACCTACGTGCGTTACAAAGCATCTATTAAGAACGTTATGCCATATGTTGGCGCAGATACGCTTATCGCCTCAATAAACCAAGAATTTTTGCTCTCGTTGCGTAGAGAATTACTTCTGGGTTTCCAGCGCCCTAAACATTGGCATACAAAACCGATTAAAGGCCGTACCGCCTCGACTGTAAATTACTATATGCGTGTTATAAACGGGGTATTAGAGTTCGCCAGCCATAATGGTTATATATCTACAAATCCCATGCGAAATATAACCTCATTAAAAAGATCGAAATCAGAACCTGTTGTGGTCAACTAA